TACACGTTATGAGTTCTTTACGGCTTATATAGCTGTCCTCAGAGTATGAGGGCTTGGCTCTGTATTCCTGGTTGAACGACTTCTCTCCGATTGTACGTCTGATAGCCTCCAGTTCGTCGAAAGATTTCCACTCAGGGAATAGAGCTATACGGTTAGCCTCGTCTTTCATTGCGTCTAGGATTACTACGTCAAATCTCTCTCTCAGTCCCTCATCAAAGAAAAAGTCTGAGTACGTTTGAGGTGTTCCGACTACCCTACATTTCCCGTCTTTCTTGACCATAGCGTAGATTTCAAGCTTTATCACGTTGTTGATTTTGTGAATTACGGTCGGGGCTAATTTGTTCTCTGGGTCTTTGAGGGGGTCGTCAATGTAAATCCTCTCAGCGTGAATACCGCGCTTAAATGATAATAATCCCTCAGGTACGAACCACACTCTGGCTCTGCCGTTGTGGAAGTCCACGGTAGACATCGACTGAGTGTTTAAGTTGGTGCAAAATGTGAAGAACGGGTTAATCTCTATCATTCGCTTGACCTTTGATAAATGATACGAACTCATTCCCGCTTGGTAAGAAAAATAATGACCCTCAATGTCTTTCTCTGCTGTAAAGATGTCATACATGATTTCCGCATACAGTCGGGTAGATTTGAAGTGGTCTCGAGCTGTAACGTCCATTGTCCAATCTTTCGCCTCCAGTCTGTCTGCCACGAAGTCGATGTATTCACCCGTGATGAAGTGTTCAAAACTCGCCTTAAAAACATGATTAACAAAGAACTTAAATCCGCCTGGCTTTTTACAGCGTCGGCGGACAAGCTCTATTTTGGCTTTTGCCTGTTTCTGGGTCATTGGAACCACGACCGCTCCTACTCTTCTTCAGTAGCACTTGCACCGTCAGCAATTTTCTTCAGTTCATCGTCGGTGAGATTGTCGAACGCTTCCACTTGTCGTATTTCAGATTCTGTACGTGTCGCGAACTCCTTACGCTTCTTCCTCTCTAGTAACCACTGAGCTGTCTTCACATCCTCTTTCTCCAGAGATTTCACCACGACTTGACGTGCTAATAATACAGGTTTCTCTTTAAGCCCTGCCTTTTCCTCGATGAACTCGGGGTTGGCGTTTTGGTAGTTGTAAAGTGTCGATAAAGCCACATCCGCATAAACACAGGCTTCTCTGTCTGAACATCCGATACTAAAAGCTTGGCGTAGTTTCTGTAGTTTCTCGTCAGTCATTGTTGACTTTCTTCCTGCTGTCATGACTAAAATCCTTTCTCAAGATGACGGTTAGTGAGTATGTCTTTACGACTCATCTCAAAAGTCTCAAGGCAGTGTGGACACATGATTTCAAGGGTAGCGTCTTGTCGTTCCTCTGATTTTTTCTCAAACTGTTCTTCCAGCTCTTTCTCTTTTTTCTCGACTTGCTCGTCGGTGATTTCAAAGTCTAAGTCCTTAAAGCCTGTCTCTAGGTTAATCTCGGGGAAGAATGACTTCACCGTTAATGGGTCGATAAACTCTTTCAACTCCAAGGTGAGGTTGTCAATGTCCCAGTTTGAGTACTCGCTGGTCTTGTTATCAACCACTCGGAATTCCTTAGCTTTCTTCTTGTCCATTTCTGAGACGATTACAGCCACGGTGTCGAACTTTTTGTATAGTTTCCCATCTTTGTCGCTATTGAGCCTCTGAAGTGCCTTAAAACGCGTATGACCAGCTATTATGACGTTATCTTTGTCCACAATGATTGGCACTTGATATCCGTAGGTCTCGATAGACTCCATAACTTTCTGAACAGCCTCGTCGTTGTTGTCGCGAGGGTTTCGCCAGTAGGGCTGGATTTTACTAAGCTTTATCTGTGTCAGTTTGTTTGTCGGCGTTTCCATTTTTCTTCTCCTTTTCTTTCCATTCTTTTTTATATTTGAGCTGTTTGTCTGTTTCCCACGACTTCCCATACTCAACGTCTTCAAATAGTTTACTAAAGCCCGTGATGTGTTTCAATCGTGCTAACTCTTCCGCCTCAAGTCCTAGCTCTTTACAGATTTCTTGGTCGCTCTTCCCGTTTTGAAGCATATCGAAAACGATTGTACTCATACCCGCGACTGAGTGCTTGCCTCTCGCTCGGTTATGTCGGACAGTGGAAGCCATACGTTCATTGATATCTTTATCCAAAACTACGCATGGAAGATATCCGTTATTCAGCTCGTAGATATCTTTGTTAGTCCTCATAGTCGTGTAGCGGTGAAAACCGTCCACAATGACATACTTGTCTATACTTTCATCTTTGATACAGACAACAGGCATAGTGTAGGTGTCGTGGAAGATTGACAGATATAACAGCCTCATCTCGTTACGGGCTACAGCGTTTGGGTTGTAGTCGTTAGCTTGTACTTGTTCAATCGGTATGAACTTCACATTAGCTACAGCGTTGTGCTTACAAAACTCTGGCAGGTGTGAATTGTCTACCTCGTAAATTGGGCGTTTCTCGGTGTTCTCTTTTTGTTCTATTTTAGTCATAAACTTTCTCTCCTCTCATTCGTCTACGTGCTAATACTTGGTGTGGATTGTTCTCCCAGTTTTTAAGCTTCGTTAAAGCGTCATCGTTGTTCACTATTGAGTTCACATGAAGCTTATACAGTTCTTTGTCAGGGACGATACCAGCATAAAGCCTCTCATGCTCGGCAAACTTTCTGGCAAGCTTGTTCTTTAGCTCGTCATTGTTGACTATAAGCTTATCCAGCAGATAATCCCTGTACTCTTTCCAACTCGTGAACATGAACGGCAAGTCTTTTACCCAAAAATCTTCAAAGCCCATCTTGGCGGCAGTGTCTACACCGTTGAGCCTCGCTACGACCCTGTTGTAAGTATCTGCCTCAAACTCTTGTAAAAAGAACAGCGACCTCACCGCGGTAACGTGAACAAGGCTCGACACTCGCATGTCTCTGACTGAAGTTCCGTACTGGTACATCACGTCGTAAAGCTTGGAATAAGTCCATCCGTTGTCGTGAATGGCTTTCCAAACATCAACATAGCTCCAATCGTAAATTGGGTAAAACGTGTACTGGTCTTTACCTTTGAGCCTCTTACCCCAAGTAATCCACTTATAAGTTACAAGATTGGTCAACCCTGTAAAGCGTGTCGGTGATTCTTCAGTGCGAACTCCGCCCAACATCGCAACTCGTTGACCCGCGAACTCTTTAGCTATAACAGCGTCGTACATTTCGCTAAATCTATCCACTCCATATGTATTTTCTTTGATTGAGATAGGGTCTTTCTCGTGTATCCACTTGTCTTTTTCGTTCTCATCCCAAGCGTGGAGAAAAGCTTTTTCTTTGTCTTGTGCCGCGGTGGAGTTGAACATCTTAAAGGGTACTTGTATCCAGTACGGCTTCACCCTCGGGTCATACATCACCTCCCTTACTACGTCTATTGTAGACTGCCACTCCGCCTCTTGGTCTATAAACAATACAGGCAACGGAAGCCTCCCCAGCTCCTCCGCGACTTCCAAGGCGAGGTGGAAAACTACGACGCTGTCTTTGCCTCCACTGAATGCTACTACGACATTCGGGAAGTCCTCAAAAAGCTCTCGAATACGTCTCTTTGAAGCTTCATAAACATTCTCTTTTGAATAATATTTCATCTTCCTCCTAAATCCTTTTTATATATAGTATGACAATTGCAACTACCGCTACAAGTATCACATAAATCACTGAACCATTTCGGTATTTCTTCAGGTGAGACTACCTTGAAGCCCCTTTCCTCAAGTGCTACCGACCTAGCAGGTTTGAACAGTATCACGCTTTTAGTCTCGACCTCTCCCATAATCTTGTCAAGCATAGTATAGCCAATTCCTTGACCTCGATATTCTGGGTGAACTACCTGAGCTCCTATTTCCGTGAACTCACCTAAAACGCCTGTGATTGCGATATGTCCTATCGTCTTTTCGTCGACTGCTAAAACTGACGTGTCGTATTCTTCTCTCGGCTTTAGCATTCCATCAGTTGTGTTGTTCTTCAAAAGCTCTACAGTTTGACTATCTAGCCTCCCGTGATTGATTCTATACTCCATCTCACCTCTTTCTATTCTTCAAGTGCATAGCTCTTGCAAAAGGTGTGAGGTCAGAACTTATAGGCTCGTGGTGATTATTTCCCTTAGTCGCATACTTGTCTTTCTTGGCTCTCTTATAATCGAATATTTCAGGATGAGGCACTACTGCGTCGTGCTTGTGTCTCCAGTCTTTCAGTCCTCCCTTGGTTACGACAGCGTGAACTATCAAAGAACCTAAATATCTGTAGTTTTCGTAACCGTTCACATAAGCCTTTGCTGATATCTCAGAGTCTTCATATCCGATATTATCTGGCATAGAGATTATCAAGTCTCGAACACGCCTGCCAAAGACCATTCCTCCTGCCGTGTGAACTATGCTTTGCTTGATGAACTCCGATTTCATCTTCGGTATCTTTTTTTGAGCTAATTCAAAGGTGCGTCCCCAATTCCCAGAAACACAGCCTACAAAATCATACTTCAGAACCATCTTAGCCATCGTGTTGTAGTCTTGAGTTGGTAAAATTATCATGTCATCGTCTAAGTTGCAATAAACGTCATAGTCTGATTGATAACACAGCTTGCGTCCTCCGAAGCAACCTAAGGGCTTCTCAGAGGTTTTGAAGACAGTTCTGTCCGTCAACCCCAATTCATCAATAAAGCGCGTCATATCGTCTCTCTCAGCCTCTGAGTAGCATTGAGCGGCTATGAGAATATCCCAGGTGTCGTCCACCTCGGCTTTGATAGATTCTAACAGCCTTTTAAGCCCCTGTATTCTGTTAGGGACAGTCGGGATTACAAAAGCTTTAGTCGCCATACGTTCTGTCCTGTTCTCCCTTTAATGACCTGTTTAATATCCACTCCGCGGACATAGGCTTATTGCCTGTCCAGTATTTATGACCGTTGACCTTGTAAACTAAGAATGTAGCTCTGAAGTATTGCTCAAGCTCTCCATTGTCTCTTATGAACTGAACCGCTTTTTCGTATTCTGCCCGTCGCGGGTGGTTCGCCTTACAAACTATGTACTCGTGAGGGGATTTTTTGGCGTAAGTCTTGGCAAACGTCCAGTCCCAGCTCTCCACAAACTTTATAAATTCTTCTTTTGTCATTGTCCCTCCTGACTTAGTGCTGGGCTACACGTACTAGCTGATATGTTACCTCGCCCTTGTAAATACCAGATTACGTTCGAGCGGAGGGAACTCCATAGCCCAGCTGGTTTTATGATACAGCAAAATACCAAAGCCATACAGTAGCCCAGAATGTCGTCAAAATCGTCAAGACGGTGATTATCCATTTTGCGATGTTCAACGCGTTACAGAGCCTCTCACGGCGTTGTAGCACCCGTTTTTCTTTGAGTTGTTCATCGCGTACCCAAGCTCTGGTTGATATAAAGGTGGTTGTGGTGTTTATTTCGTTCATATTCTTAGTTTATATCATCGTGCTTATGTTGTCAACACTTTTATTCAAAAATCATATTTTTTGCGTCTGTTATCATGAACTCGGCGAAAGAATCGTCAATATTGTCAGTGTTTAATTTCTTGTCAGAGACGATTGGGTATCCGAACCATCCATGTTCTGCGTAGATGTATAGCCAAGCCTCACTGATAGCATATTGTTTTCTGTGCTCTGCTGGTTGATATCTCCTTAAAAATATGACGTTGATGTCGCGGTCAAGTTTACGTATATAGTTCAGTTTCTCATTCAGGTAAAATCTGCTAAGGTCGTTTCCGTTTGAGCTGTCAATCCACATAAAGCCAATTTCTGAAGACCCTCGCTTGAATTGTGGATTATCTTTGTAAAAACTTTCCCAGTATCTACGGAAGATTTTGCTGTTTGAACAAACTACTAAATTAGTCATTGGCTTTCTCATAAAGCACCCTCTCAATTCCCTTTACTTTTTCCGTGTAGTATTCAATCTTTTCTACCAATTCGTATGTGTAGATTTTCTCAGTTGATTTTGAACGACGGTCAAGCTCTTCTAGTTTTGAGTAACCGTAAGTTTTAATCATGTACAAAGCGTACGCGGTGTAGTTTCCCTTTAAGAAAATATTACAGCGTTTGCAATTATGATGAGCCAGTCCGTCTGCTATAAATGTGCCTGTGGACGTTTGCACTGCGTAAACTCTCCTAGGCTCAACTTTTTTGATTGACTTTACTCGCATAACTTCTCCTCCTTCCTGTGATTAAGTGAGCTACTGTTGAATACGGCATTCCGACTTGTTCTCCAGCTTTTTTGTATGTAAGCCCACTTTTGACTAGTGATATTACTGTTAGACATTGTTCTTTGGTGTATTTTAGACTTCCTCCACTGTCTTTTGACGGCAACACAATTCTTCCGTTATCAATAGCGTGTCTCATATTTTCTTTATGACTTACCCATTCAAGGTTTTCGATTGAGTTATTTTGTTTATTGAAGTCTTTATGATTTACCTCTGGCTTGTTTTCTGGATTTGGTATGAAAGCACTAGCTACAAGTCTATGCACCTGATAGTTTCCGTTGGTAGTTCTTGCATAATAGTATCCTCTTTTGTTTTTCTGGACGCGTCTTTTTCTTAGCGTGTCATCATCATGATAAGTACTAGAACTCCACACAGTGCCGTCCTCGGCTATGTACCATTTAGTATGTTCTGTCTCGTCAAATAGTGCTTTTTTCATAGTTCAAAAATATCATACGTAGACTGACTTTGCAACATATGACTTATGTACTCCCATTTACCATTCGCAACCACTCTGTGGTCGCCTGTAGCATAGAACTTGTCGCCGTTCTCCATTTCAACTTCGTATAGTTCGCTAGGTATAAAGCTATCGACATTTTCAACAATTGCAACTTTAGGCTCGAAAGTGTCTTCATCAAAAGCCCACAATTTATCTCCAACTTTAACGTCTGCTATGCTTTTATTCATGCCATTGAACATTCTCAGTCTGCTGTCCTCTGTCAAGCACTGTGGGTGTACGTTATCTTCGCTCCACCTTGTCGCATACTTCCCTCGTGAGATGTAGTGTCCAGCGTCCATCTTTGTGATATCTTGGACTACTCCACAGGTACAGCACTTATTAAGTATTCTGCGGTCGGGGGTGATTTTCGCACCCCGCAACCTTACCCATTTTGAGAAGATTGAGTCTAACCGTTTGACTACCTCTCCTCTGGTCATTTTCTTGTTTTTGATGTTAGTCTTCATAGTTCTCCTCGATGAACTTCCTCGCCTGTCTGAATGTTCTAAATCTACCCAGAATTTCCACCTCGCCATCCACTCTTGCCAGCTCTATGTTGTGTTTTCTCAGTCTAGCCACATCCGCATACAGTTTTTCAATCCTCTTAGCTTCTTCTGGGGTGATACACGTCTTTATCTCTTCGAAGTGAGGCGGTATTCTTAGGTTCACAATTGAGAAAATCGCACCGCTCGCTTCCCAAGCCTCTTGTCGTTTCGGGTCTCCAGTACTTAATCGTTTCATCTATTTACTCCCCAGCATGCAACCTATGAAGTTCTCGGTTTGGTCTTCGAATATTATCTTTTTGAGGTCTTTCTCAAGCTTATCCATATCGTTATCTATTTGGTCTTCCCGTAACAATTTACTGCCAATCACGACGTTGAACTCGTTGTTGTATTCCTGCTTGATTATATCCTCCAGATTGGTATTGTTCCAGAATTGACTAGAGTTTCCATAGCCAAAGGGTTCAATCGTAGGCGAATTCTCTCGAAATTTGAATTGACAGCGTCTGAAAAAATCAGAGTGTGTAGCAATTGCTATATCGTTTATATTAAAGACCTCATCGAACTTCTTGACTACTATCTCGCAGTGTGAGTTGTCGTTTGTGTACATAACAGTAACCGCACACCGCACCTGGTTAGTTTCCAACCAATCTACCAGCCGTTTTACTCGCTCAGACCGTTTATTTATTAGCTCGTGATTGACCCCACAGCTTGCCATAGCTGGTATCAAAATGTTTACGCGCTTAGAACGTGGATTTCCGTTGTACATATTTCCGAAAGTTTCTGGTATTCCCTCGACATATCTGCCCATATCGATGAAGTCTCCTGTAACGTCATAGTCTATGCTCATTCCCGCACTATCTCCGCCCAAAATCTTGTCGTCTTTCTCGATGAAGTTTGCAACCTTAGACGGATTATTTTTGAAAGTGTCCATCGCCTCATCGTAAGTATCGAAAAAGTAGAAGTCGTCTTTACCCCTCCTTTGAGAACTGTTTCCATACCTCCCAGTCTTCAAGCTCGTCTCTGTCAAAGCGTTTAAGAATATGTCGACACCCTCGAACTTCCCACAAAGCTCTCTGATTTCAAGATATTTTAGGTTCGTCTTGGTTCTGTTGCCGACCCTGCCAAAGATATATCCGTCCCCTCGCTCGATATCTGCCAAAGTGTTATAGTCTATCAGTTCCATAACGACCTACCAGATTATCTCAGCCTCTTCCGCCTCGGCTGTTTTGTGAGCTTTCTTGGTTTCGGAAGTCTCATCCCATTTCTTCTTAGCTATGTCTCGAAAACGCGACTTCTTATCATTTGGTAAGTTTTCCACAATCACCGCGTCAAGGACAGTTTGAAAATCAAGCCCGATGTTCAATAAAGAACAGCCTTTTATAGTAGCTCGTGGCGTTACCAAAGCTCGGATACCGTCTTCCTCGATAGTCTTTCTCAGTTCTCTCACGACCTTGAGCCATTTCTTGCCAGTGTCTCCGTATGACTCTGCCATTTTGTCTTCCAGTTTCTCATCAACGTCCCAGACTAAGACGGCGAAGCGGTCAAGGGTAGCGGCGTCCAGTTGGTTACGACCTACATACATACGGTTAGCACCGTTTCCGAACGTGTTAGCGGAAGCGATAAAGACAAAGTCCTTGTGTCGTTCCACCATTTTGTCTGGGAAAGCACAGAACCCGTTAGACAGTGCAGCGTTCACCTGAATAAGAACGTTAGCATTGCCAGCGTCGATTTCGTCCATCAAAAACACGCCACCTTCCTCATACGCTTTACGGAAGAGTGTCGGCACGTAGCCTCCCGAAGCGTGCATATAGCCAATTATGTCTGATTTTGAGGTTTGAGCACCTACAGACATTGTGTAGTGTTTCAATCCCAACGCCTCAGCAACCTGAGAGGCAGCGTGCGTCTTCCCTGAGCCAGCACAGCCTACAAGCATAACAGGGATTTTCTGCGAAGCCATAACAATCAGATTATCCAGAGACTTGTGGCGTAAGCCTTTAACCTCGTGAATCTTGCCATCATACTCAATTTTGACTGGTGTATTTTCTTTGATAGATTTCTCAGCGTCTTTTACAAGTTTTTTCAGCTCGGGTATTTCGCTTGATATTTTACTATCGATTTTATCTGAGACTGTTTTGTCAATCTCATCTAGTAGGGTGTTTAGCCCAGAGAAGTTCGCCATAGTTCCTATGTATCTCCAATTTTAATTTAATAAAAGAAAGGTACGACCGTTTGCAAGACGGCAGTTTTTTGCAGTATTTTTTAATCTTCTTTTGGAAGTTCTCTCAAAACGTCAAGACATGCAGTTAATACGCATAGAGTTTTGTAAACGGCTGTAGTTTCCTCTTCCTTGTCTTCTTGAAAAACGTCAAAAACAGTTTCGCCGATATCGCTCGCAAGTGCGATAGCTTCCAATCTCGACAATCCAAACACAGTCTCGGCAGTCATAACAAGTACAGCTTTCATATCGTCTACGTCCTCAATTTCGATTTCTTCGTTGATGAGGGTGTCAGCTATCATCAAAACTCGTATTGCGAATTTCATTTTCTTTGCAGTGTCAGAGTCTTTATCGTGATTTTTAAGCATTGTCGACGACAGCGCGTCAGCTTTTTGACGTAACTTAGGCTCCGCACTCACTGCCTCTTTTAGTTTTTCCGTGAGACTTTCGATAAGCTCAAGTGCTTCCTCTTTTTCAGATTTTTTAGAAGTGATTTTAGGCATAAATTGCCCCCTTTCTGGTGATTATTTTTGATGTATTCTTAGTATAACACGACCGTGCTTAAATTGCAATATGTTTTTTAAGTTTCGTTTAAGTTTCGATAAAATCTAATTCATAACTTTCAAGAATCATCTCTATCTTTGCGTTCCTCAATTTTTGAGCGACGCGTCTGTATTGATTTCTCAACCGCTCTCTTGAGTACGCTTGGGTCATGAAAACCAGTCTTTCTGCCACGGGCTTTGCCCCCTTTTCTACCTCTCTCACGAAGTGTCTCAGTGTCGATTGCATTTTTAGCTCCTCTCTTAAAGTTCCAGCCTCTTTGCCGTCGTTCCTGATTATCGTTTCCGACCTCCATTTTCTTTATCCCTTTCTAAATAATAACCGTAAGCGACCGCCGACATAATGCTGATTAGCCCCAGAACAAAGATTGTGATGAGAACTCCCACCAAACCTGTATAAAGATATACTAACCCTAATCCGCTCGCGATTGTCATTATGATAATTGCTATAAACATATCTTCCTCCTTATAAGTAAGACTACGTAGATTATACTATACCCCGAAAATCCACATCACAAATCGTACTACCAAAGCCATAAAGATAGCTGTTAAAAATACGCATATGACCATTGCCAGGATTTCTCCGAATGTTTTGCTAAATTTTTTCATACTTATTCCTTTCTTATTCTTTTATTCTCGACCGCAAAAATGGGCAGACAACCCTTAAAGCGAGACCTGGTCATCTGTCCAGCTCTACGGTCGATTTGTTAATGTTCTAAACCAATTTCCCCACTTGGGAAAAATGGTTTTCAACTGGGTACGATTTGTATCCAGTTAATTTCTCCACGATTTAGGATATTTTGGTATTCCTGAACTGTCTACGCAAAAATCTGCACTTCTATACCCGTTTTGCCAGACATAATCTTTACCAAAATGCTTTTGACAAATTTCGTCCCTAGACGGTACTTTTTCAGCCCCCATTGCGCTGAAGATGAGGAATATAAGGATTCCTATAGCCAACGCCATCCAGATAGTCGAAAAAATACCCACTTCCTTTAGCAGTTTGTATATTTTCAAAACAAAACCTCCTGTCCCCGTTCATCTTGGATACGTGATATAGCTAAGATGAGTTTTTCTAATTCTGAGTATCTGTCCAAGGCTCCGCTCTTCATTTCGGCTAAAGTTTCGTCGTCAAATGTTCTCAGTGTCTCAAGTTGTCGACACTCTCGACGCTCGTCGTCTTCTTTTATTGCTTCGTCTATTTCTCTAGGCGTTTCCATTTTATTCTCCCATATTTTCTAGTGTAGCTCTGATATCACAGCCTACCGTTATTATTAAGTCGACGGCTTCCTCATACATCTTTGGCGATAGATGAACTCGTTGAAAATCGACTTCTTGAGTATGTTGGTTGAATTGCATATAGTCAAACACTTGAGCTTCTGGGAATAGTACTTTGTAAATCTTGTGTTGAATTCCGTTCGCATATGTAGATAACGGGGTTCTCCCTGTCTTAAAGTCTACCAGGTGCATTTCCCCATCCACAAAATGGCAGAGGTCAACTCGACCTTTCAGCTTCAGCCAGTCGGTGAGTTCCAATTCTCTTGTTAGCTCTGTACCCCATCTTTCCAAAGGTTCGCCTCCGAATACTTTCGGTAGACATCCAGTGTTTCTGACTTCTTGCTCCCATTCTTTGTGTTTGTCAATTCCGTACTGAGCCGCCTCGCTGGTTTCTCCCCAGTCCCCATTGAGGGCTTTGAAGACGCCCTCGTAATCGCCAGCAAGCCACCAGCTAATAAGTGAGTAACTAAGTTTAATGTTCATCTTATTTCAATCTGCTTATACTGATTTTCTTTTGACGTTTAACTTTCTCTATTCCGTCTGGTAACTTTCCATCATGATTTTCTGCATAAGCTGAGACCAGTTCGGTGTTGAGTGAATAGGTCGTTTTCGTCTTATAAAAGTCTGGTGAGGCGTTCTTCGGGTCGACCAGTTTGTACAAAGCTCCAAACGCTCGATATTCAACCTTGATTTTGTCGCCTCGCACTCCAGAGAAGTCTGGGTTCAATTTTAAGCCGTTAGTCTCGAGGTTGCTCTTGACCTGCTCTATGACGTTATCCAGTTTATCCTTGATTTCAAGCAGTTTTTCCAGTTTGTCCTCGGCTGTTTTATCAAAGACGAACTTCCCGCCATCTTTGGCTGTTATTACGATGTCGTCTGTGTCGATTGTGATTATCATTGTTGACCTCCCAGACGTTTCATAGCCTCTTTTTTCGCCTCCGCTTTGTCCTCATCTGAGGCTTGAGCGGGTGTGAAGTCCTCGACAATTTCGGCTTCCTCGTATACTTTGCCAAGGTTTGGGAATGCTGCCCGTAAGGCTTGAGCCTCCGCACATTTCGCTAACATGACCTCTGGGAATTTGCGATACATGTTCCCCAGGGCGCTATCTCCTGGATAATAGTCTTCCCATTGAGCTGAGCGTGAGGTTTTAATTGGTATCCCATCCACGACTTTTATGACAGTTACGGTGGCGGTGTTTGGTACTTTCTTGATTTTGCCGTTCGCTTTGACGGTTAATCCCGCGTCGTAGTCGAACTTTGGCAGTTCTGAACCTCCGTATTTTCCCGACCTTTCAGCCACAGCTCGCATTCCGTCAATTCCTGTCTGGATTGTGAGCTTTCCGCCCCTGTAAATGGCGTAGATTTCTTTACGGGCTGGGTTCAATCCTGTAGCTTGGCAGGTTTGAGCGTAGAAAATCATGTCTTCCATGCTTGGCTCTTTACCTTTGCCCGCAAACAATTGCTCTTTGATTAGCTCCAGCCACGCCTTGGGGCTTGCCCCTTGTGGTGCGAACTTTGCCAACGTGTTCACGTCCATTTCTGGTGTTTTCTCCTTTCTGGTGATTTGATATTACGTCTTTAGTATACATCAACGTGCTTAAATTGTCAACATGTTTATTTTTGCTTTGTATTTTCATAAGTACGTGTCATCACACAGCGTATATACCCTCTATTTCCGTTTCTAACGCTCTCTGACGCGTTTTATTCTCTTTTTTGAGTATTTACCCGTTTTGAATTGTTAAAGTGCGTAGAGACGATTAGACGGCGGTATGGTAACGTTGCTTGTACATCTCATTCAGTTTTTGAACTTGATATGGTTTTGGCAGTGAATGGCTGGGCGGTATCGGGCTGGCGTCAAATTTCAAATACGCAACTAAACATTCTCGACTGTTGATATCGCTCAGGTAGTAGTAGCCAACCCCAGCTTTCATGTGAGCTATCGACTTGTCGTCAATTCCCTTTTTCAAAGTTCGCAATACCCATTTCCCTCTCTTGTACATCTTGGTTCCCCCTTAAAAATCTATCGTAGACAAGTCCATTATCGTTCTGCCGTCTTTGTCTTTCTTAGCCTCGACCTCGTACTTGTTCGCCCATTCTTCAGCCCTCTCAGCATTTTCAACCAACCAGTACAGGTCTTTGTTGTCGATTGACCAGCCACTCGGATTATCTCCCCTATGCCAAGGTGATTTGGATATCGCGATGTAAGCTTGTTTCAATCGTTCCTCGCCCAACTCCTCCAGTCTCTTCTTGAGCTTTCTCTTTCGTTTGTCGGTTAGTGCTATCCTGTCTGGGTTCTTTCCAAATAAATCACAAATGAAAAGATGGATGTGGTGCAAGTCGGCAGACTTGTACAAAGTCTCTGCCACAGCCTTTGGTTTTTTAACAATATCTTGTCCAGAGACTGGTACGGTTTTTCTTACTTTCCCCACATACTCTATACTTTCTTCTAAGCTTTCTTCTATGTTTTCTTCTATGGGTACGTTTTTACGTGCTGTAGAGTTACATTTTTTCGTATGTCTTGGTTTGGATTTTTCGTGTGTCTGAGTTGCATAGGTTTTACCACGACCGTCGTTTTTAATACAGACAATGTAGCCCAGTCTCTCCAGCTTTCTCCTCGCGTCTTTCACAGACCGCTCACTTTTCCCCAAAAACTCACCGCACGCCTCAGCACTTTCAAAATATTCTTCAAAAGCCGATATTCGTGCGTAAACAAGCTTCTCTGTGTCGGTTAGATTTTTATCACATAAGACATCCTCGCTGATAACTATGTATCTTTTCCGCACGCCAACAGTCTTTAGTTCGCTCTGTAGCTCATCTGCATTCATTCGTTCCCTCCTTAAAAATAATATAGACCGCCAACCGCAGATAAAGTAGTGTGCGATAGACGGTCAGCAGCCCATATTATCACTTTATCTTATTTACTAACGCACATTTTTATTATACTACCCACGCCTCACAATGAAAATACCCGCTATTTCGCGTTCTAAAGCCCTCTGTGGCGTTTTGTTGCAAAAAACGGGTATTTATTCATCTCACGCGTCGTGGCTTTCCAGACGCTCGTTTAATTTATCGCAGTAATCGCCCAAGGTTGCTATACCATTGCTCAAGTTATCAATCGTTTTGCACAAAGTTTGAATATACTCTAAAGTTTTCACCTGGATTTGCTCTTGGTGTTTCACCTTCTCTTCCAAAATCTCAACCTTGCCCATCAACTTTCCCACCTCGTACGGCAGATTGAAGCTTTCATTTTTTGAGTTCATCTCTATACCTCTCTTCTTCCTCTAGTTCACGGTCGTAACAATTCGCACACACAGCATATCCAGTGCCAGCCTTATTGTGGATGAATAGTGAAGTGTACATATCGCCGAATTCGAACTGCATTCCGCACTCAGCACACGACACCTTGTCGTCCAGTTCCGCCAGTAGCACAGAGCCAGCTGGTAACAGATAATCGTAGTATTTTTGAGCCTTAGGGTACCATTTCCTACCCGTTTTCTCGGTTCTCAATATTTCCTCAAGCATTTTTCTCTCTCCTTTTCTTATTCACTTTATCGGTGATTTCCTCTGGGTTCTTCCACTCTATAGACCAGAACCCGACACCCTTGTTCTCGGGTAAGAACCAGCGAGCGTTCTCCAGGTCTTTCAGTGAGTACTTCGTAGTTGAGTATTCATCGACGGTTATAGTTTTCCATTTAGACGGGTCTATCATATCTCTCAAGCTCATCTTGTCGTCTTCAGAGTGGTCAGCGTAAACGCCGTAGCCTTTCTTTAGCTTAGCCTCGTCAATGTCCGCGACCACACAGAACTTGGTAGTTGCGACTGAGCATAAATATCGAGCTATGTTGTAGATTGTGTCGTCTTTGAATTCGTCAATCGGGGTGAAGCAAAAACCGATAGAGTCTGTTTTACAGTCATCTTCCTCTTTATGGTTCTTGGTGTTCTCCAGTTCCTTGCCCTCGATTAAGCCCAAAAACTCAGAGAATGACATAAATCGCACGACCTTAATCATTCGCAACACCTCCTGAGACCTCATCTAAGCCCTCCAGACGCTCTTTTAGGTCGGCAATGGGTATTTCATACAAGAATACAGTTTCACGGTTTTTAGAGGGTCTCAGCGGGTATTTAACAGCCTCCTCTCCTCTGATATATAACGGTTTGGGGTAGCCTTGGATGTGTATCTCATTGACCAGACCAAGCCTGAGGGGGTGAATTACCACCACCAGCTTACCGTTCACGCTCAAGGGTGTTTTCAGGTCGATGACAGAAAAGTCTCTCACACCCTTAGACATTTGTAACCTCCTTTTTCTTACCTCTTTTACTGATGAGACCGCCTTTTCTACCAGCGATTTTAGCTCGTTGAGGACCTGTCAATCCATCATTCCCGACGAAGTCTGAAGCAAAGCCTCCAGTCTGTCCGTTTTTTCCTCCAATTCTACCGATATCACGATAGAAGTTTGGATTTTTCTTAAGGTTCGCGTCTCGGGCTTTCAACCCTCCTGTACGGTTTCCTGAAATAGTACTAATCCTCTCTTTCCTTTATATTTAGTTCCTTGTATAGTATGTTTCGCCAAGCAAGCGCCTCTTTAAGAGTGTTAAAGCCCACCTTACGAAAACGTTTATTGTTTATTCGAATAGAGACTGAATATTTCCCCTGCTGTTTTGAGATATGTCTAGGTAACACATCATACTTTCTCTTTTTACATTGATATTCAACACCACTTTTGGCTAGTTGGTATGCTCTCTCTGCTTCTTTGGCAGTATTGTAACGCCCGTAAAACTTGTTCTTATAGCGTACAATGTACTTTTTCCTGTTATCGTCCCAAGAGTAACCAATTGCTTTTCTGTTTTTGGCATTATTTGCTTGTGTAGTCCAGCGTAGATTACTATAACGGTTGTCCAATCTGTTTCTATTTAAGTGGTCAACTACGAGCTTTTTGTTAGAGCATTTGCCAGCAACTAACTGGTGCATTCGTATATGTTTCGCACCGTGCAATTGGGTCATAGCATATCCAGCGTCTGATATATACCAGTTGTGCCTGTTCAAAAGCTCGTAACTATCGTCGTCAACTATTATTTTTAAGTTGCTGTTGGTAGGTATAATATGTTTCATATTTCTATTGTATCATAATCCGCCATATTAGTACCAGCCACTCTACTCCTCTTCAGTTTTTTCAGCAGCCATCTTTTTGAACGTAACGGCGAACTCTGCCGCTTGAGCCATCATCGCCACAGTCAAAACTGTCCTCAGTTGTTCTTTAGATAGATTGAGGTCTTTACACAGTGCTTGACCGTTGATTTTCGGTGCTTTATCAGGGTTCACTTCGCCATCTTCTTTATCAAAAATTAAGTATTCCTCGGGACGTTTCTTGCCAAAGTCGCCAATCTGTAGCTTCTCCATCTCACCGACGAACATGCAAGCCAAAGCGCTACATTGTAACCCAGTCATAGAGTCGATATCACTCTCGACCTCTTCCTTTATTTCTTCTCCAGACCCGACCAAGAGCTTTATAATCTCCTCAGCCGTCAAGTCGTCGTATTTACCATTCATAAGTTTTCAACCTTTCCAGTTCAGTTTTGAACCATAATTTTAATTTAGTTAGTAAGTTAGTCATTGCCGTAAATCCTCTCAGCGATTTTAGCGATAGTCGTCGCGTTCATTCTCGCTAAGATGTATTTTTTATGCTTTAGTTCCATTTTAGTCTCGACTTTTTCTCTCAGCTCATCACCAGTCAAGCCCAATTTCGTGTATTTGTCTAACAGCGTGTAGTAAAGTTTGTCTTCGTCGAATTGCCAGGGAAGTCGCCAAGACGAAAGAACCGCTTTGATGAACAGTTCGCGTTTCGTATTTGATTCTTGCATTCATCCTCTCCTTTCTTTAGATTTTTTAAGTTTACGAATGAGGTTGTGAAGTGATAAGTTCCCTCCTTTCCGTTTCTGGTTTAATCATGACAGATGTAAGCGATTATTAAGGATTTATTCTCCGACGACACCCTCTTTACCCAGAGCTTGTCTCAGCAAAGCCTCTAAGAACAATTGCGAGGCAGTTCGGTCGGAATGAAGAGACAGTATCGTATCTTTGTTGTTCTGAATTATTGCCTTTGCCTTTTTCGCGGATGTGGTTTTGTAGGTGATTTGAACCCCGTTAGACAAGAATTGTATCTGGTAGAGTTCTTTGAAGTTTATTCTCTTATCGCGTTTGACGAAAATCTCTTTTCTGAGACCTCGCACTGAGTTGATTTTGATTTTATTGATTGAAGTCTTCTTGCCGAAGCTCATTGTTTTTCTCCTTTCAGAGATTAAGTTAAGTTTATTCGAAGAACAATTGATTTATCGTGATACCGTCCAGGAAGTTGTCAGAGACGATTTTAGCTCGCCTGTTGAATTCTTGGACAATTTGTTGGATTTCGATTTTTATGTCGGTAGGAGCACTCACAAAGCTGTCGTAGCCATCATTCTCAAGCTCATCACGGATATTGTCAATGTCGCGTTTAGTGATTTTTTTGATAGTTTTCATTCGTTTATCCTCCGATAGAGTTTAAGTTATTATGTGGTAACCGTTTTGGTTATGTTCTTAGTATACATAACCGTGCTTACGTTGTCAACGGTTTTATGCTTATTTTTCTAGTTTTTTTCTATATTTTTTAATCTCCCCCCGTTAGGG